GGATAGTCCCATGCATGTGAAGTCGACTGTGTCGATCCATCCGGAAGTAAAATTCACGGAGGTTTGCTGTGTTAGAACACCTCGTTCTCGGTCAGGAAAGGTTTCCGGACCTAAAAGGGCCGTGGCGTGGTAAGTATAAGATTAGCAAACTTACCAAACAAGTTCTGGCCCGTCGTGCATTACATGACCGCGCCCTACGCAAGATACAGAAATTGCTAGGCCGGCAGTATGAACGATGGGTCCAGGACTTGGTCCGCAAAACATTAGCGGATAACAAACAGATGAGGCTTCAACCGCACCTGAGGCTCAGGAAAAGGGATTCTACATCCTATCTTGCGTCTATCTTGAATCCATGGACTCAAAATGGCAAAATCACCCCTGGTGGTTTTGTAGTTACATCAGAGACCATGTGGCAGTTGAACACGACAGAAAAGGTTGGGGAGGTTAAGTGGTTCTTGGATTATAGTCCTCGATTGCTGAACTATCCCCCAGTTAATTACTGTCGTGCCGCCTACAACCGGGTGGGTTCTCTTTCAGCTTCCGTTAAAGTACCGTGGGTAAGTATTCAACAACCCCAGTATATCCTGAAAAAGAGTCGCTGGCCTGTAATGGGCCTTCGCGATGCTGGACAGGATGGTACAATAATGGATACGGGCATTGCTTGGTCAAATTCGGCAGCGACGTCGGCTCTGCTAAAAGCTTATGCAGATTTCTATGCCAATGACCTGAATCTCAACGAGTATGTTGTTGAGTGGTCGCAAGTAATGCGCCTCCTGAGAGATCCTTATCGGACCTCCCTTCGGTTCATGCATCTGATGGACCGGTGGACTCGTCGAAACTCATGGATATGGATACCTCATACGGTCGCTCGCAAGCTGCCGAACGGGGATATCCTTATTTCTAAGCGGCCTTTAGGGGCTGCACTGATGTCTATGAGGACTAAACGTTTAGTTAGGCCTGATGAGGTTGCCATGCCTGTTGTGAACGACGCCGTCAATAGGTGGTTACAGTACCGGTACGGTATTGCTCCACTGATGGACGACATCCAAACGGTGATTAACTTAGCTACTGTAGCTAGGCCAAAATCGTCGTCGAAGACAGGTAATGGTAGACACAAGATCCAAGCAAAGACTGATCGCTCGGAGATGTCGTTGATACGGGGCCCTTTGAAATTGACATTTCGAAGGGAAAGGAGTTATGGCCAATTTTACTCGGCCTGTGTATTCGGAAGAATTGTTGGCAAAGAGCCGTCAACTTTCCGGAACGGACTTCACAGTAGCCAGTGGCTGAGATGCTTCTGGAATGCTGTACCGTACTCATTCGTCGTCGACTGGGTAGTGAACGTCGACTCGTGGCTCACATCACAGATAGATGTCCCCTGGTTACAGGTGGATGGAAACTGTGTAACAGCCAAGCGGTATGATCGTGTTGTTTCCACTTGTGTTAAGGTGGTTGAGACGACGACCGGTAGACTAGGGACCATCCTTGGTTCGCCTATTGCGTCGCGTAAAATAGAGACGATCGAACGTAGAGTTAACCTCACACGCCCAACTCTCCCAGTACTGGGGAGTGCCTGGACTAAGCTGAAGAATCTGCTTACAGGCGAAGCATTGATCTGGAGTAAAATCACCAGTGATATTGCTAAAGATGAAAGAACCAGGAAGAAAAAGTAGGATTTACCTACCCTGGACTCACACCTCTATTCCGGAGTATTTTATGCCTATCAGCAATGCAACACTATCCCTTGGTGGAACCTGTTCTGTAACAGGAGGGACCTTGAAGACCTTCACCGAAGCTGGCGAAACAATTGCCAACGGTAAGAAAGTCGTTGACCTGAGTCAGACCGACGCTCGTCTGCGGCCTTTTATCGTTTGTACTAATCGACCAGCTAAAACAGACGGTCGTGGTAAGTTCGTCTCGAAAGAGAAACATACCGCGCGACTCGTATGTCCAAAACTGCGTGCAGATGGTACAATTTCGTACCCTCTGGTAGAAGTCAGGTTTGAGCCCGATGTCGAAAATACTGACACGGAGCGGAACCAGATGCTTTCTTATGCGGCGCAAATCACAGGTATTGATAGTGATTTCACGTCGTTTATGCTCTACGGCACTACTGCCTGACAGTTAACCTCACTTTGGAGGAGTTCAAGTGAAAATGGAACAACGACGTTTGTCAAAAGGTGGGGAACCGAAGAGGTTCTCCACTGACGATTTCATGAGAAATCTGGGTCGTCATATGGTAGAGGACTTCCGTACTACTTGCGGGTCCGATTATCACAAAGACTGGGACGTAACTAATATTCCCAAGCTACGAGGTTATCGGTTTCCGTCGCGTTATGGGGCACCTCCGTGGTTATTTAAAATGGAGGCACAACTTGAAGCGATTTACAAGAGGTACAGGTTTGAAACGGACCTATATTCGGATACGGAACTTAAGCAACTTACTGTTGCGAAATTCCAGGCTCTACAACTCAGGCTCGCCGAACACCAATGGCGTCCCCGGACCGTTATTGCCCATGAAGTTATCCGAACAGCGAGGACTATCATCCGTCAGATTCTTGATGGAGCTGACCTTGAGGGGTTTCCCCAACACTGCCGTTTCTCCACCAGGGCCACCGTGGGATCCAGTGCGCGTGATGCTTATATTGATCACAAGCTTGCTGACCCTATTACAGGTAGTCCTGAACACTGCGAATGGTTTAAAAGCCACTTAGTATCGCACGATTATTTGCGGTACACCATCAGCGAGTGCTCCCCAACAGGCGAGCCAGTGATGATGCAGTGCGAGTCCTTACCCCTGGTACCAGTACCAAAGAGTTTTAAGTCACTGCGACTGATTATGCCCAATACTCTCATAGGATCGTACTACACCTATGGGCTTGGGAAAGTCTTCGTGGACTGCCTCCGTGGCGCGGGATTGGATATCTCGAAGTTACAGAGTATCCACAAAAATCTTGCACGCGATGCATCAAAAGGAGAGAGAAAACTCGCAACTGCCGACTTATCATCGGCGTCTGAGTCTTTCCTGTGGTGTCTCGTGTGTGCGCTACTCCCACGCAAGTGGGTTCGAGCAGTGAGGTTGGGTAGGTTATCCTTGTACACGTACAAGGAGGCCACTTATCACTATTGCAGTTTTATGGCAATGGGGATTGGTTTCACCTTTCCTTTGCAAACTCTTTTGTTCTATGCGATAGTTTCGGCTATTTGCAAGCTCACTAAAACTACCGGGACTGTGTCGGTTTATGGTGATGATCTCATCTATCCGATGCGGATCCACCCCTATGTCGAAAAAGTTTTTACTGACTTGGGGTTTCAGCTTAATAACGATAAAACGTTTGCTGATACGGATTTCCGTGAGTCCTGCGGAGGTGACTTTTTCCGCGGGGTTGATGTTAGGCCCTTCTCACCAGAGGGGTCCCATCAAAATCTCTCAGGTCGGAAGTACGAGGCATTTGTGTATCAAATCATGAACGGCCTCCAAGAACGTTGGCAGTGCGAGTCTTTACCTAAGACTTTCGCTTTTTTGGAAAAGGAAGTATTACGGGTGACACCGCTTATCAAGCAGGTGCCATTTTCTTACCCAGATACATCGGGTTTTAGAGTGGCTCATCCCGTATTTCGTCCTGATTACAGTCCTGTCCTTTGTCGAATGCGACAAATAAGCCCGGATATACCGCGGCAAACTAATCGCACGTGGGACCTTGATACAGGTCGAGCTATTTCCATAGCTAGTCCTCAATTCTGTGGATCACGTGAGTACTGCTTTCAGCACCTTACAAAGGTTGCACGTAATCGTTTTGTTAGCTTTGAACAAGCTTATATATACGATTACTTGAGAGCGGCAGAGGCAGGTGAACGTTCTGAGGAATTCGACGGTGTGTACGAAGCCCGAGAGTTTGGGCAGTGGTTGCGCATGGAGCTTTGGCGTGGTAAGACCGGAGCAAATAAATGGTTCGACGATGGTCGACCAAGTCTCCGATTATTTCCATTACCGAAGCAGCCCCGGAATTACCGGTCGCGCGACGGTCGTCGTCTAAAACGGTCAATTGCAATCTCCTCGTGCAAACTGACCCCTGAGAGAATAACAACTACCAGGACGGATTCGATCTCGGATTGGATCTAAGACCGCCCTCGTGCGGTAATGTTAC